CGATCAGCAGACGGTATCGTTAGATTCAATGATTTATAGTTTATGAGCTTATGGCTGACATAACCACCACGCGCATCTTCAGCGACGGGGAAAAAGGCATCACGGCGGCAAAAATGAACGACATCATTGCGTCGTCCTCGATTCAGACTGCCTTTTATACGAGCAAGCCGGCCAGCACGACGCTTGATCCGACGGACTTGCTTTTGGAGTACAAAGCGGCGGGGAGCTACGCGACGATTACCGGTGATCAGCTGACCACGAGTGTGAGTAACGCCGTCACGCCGAACATGAAACCGCTCATTTGGAGCGTGCGCCAGCGCAGCTTTAACGCGGTCGGCAATCCGACGATGGAGGTGTCGCAGCGTAATCTGCTCAACGCGTTAACCTTATCTACAACCAATCAGTTTCCGGTAGATCGATGGCAGGCTTTTAAAAGTGGTACTATGACTGCCACGACACAAAGTGTTGGCGCCAATATAAATGTACCTGGTACTAGTTTTTGCATTACGCGAAGGATATTAACCACAACAATTGGGACTGCTCAAACGATACTTGGCGTTAATGACTACTTAGGATTTCAGCAGGTTGTGGAAGGACCAAATCTGAGAGAACTCATAAACGATGTTCATTCTATTTCTCTCTTGGTCCGCTCAAGCGTGGCTAATCTCAAATTCTCGGTTAGTTTAGGTGATCCACCCACACAGACAAAAGTTTTAGCCAAACTGTGCAGTCTGGGCGCGGCCAATACCTGGACATTGATTATGCTTCCTAATTTGCCGGTATGGCCTTCTGGAAATTTCAGTACGGGTGAAGGGTTAGCAGGTTATTATCTCTACATTCATTTGGCTGGGGGCACCGGGCAAATGGTGGCTGCAAATGATACTTGGCAAAGCACTTCAATTGGATGGGTTGCGGCCGGTACCTCGAATTTTGCAGCTATTGCGGGATCGACCTTCGACCTCGCCTTCGTCCAGCACGAGCCGGGACCGGACTGTTCGGGCCTGATCGATTGCCCGTTTGCGCAGAATTATGACGCGTGTTTGCGATACTTCACCAAAAGCTACAATTATGCGATTAAGCCGGGGACGGTTAATGCAAGCGGGAATATAGTAGGTGCAGCGCTGGCTAGTAATAATCCATATATTTATACGCCTTACAAGAAACCTATGGCTAAAGACCCTGGGGCCGGGATCATTCCGTACAGCCCGAGCACTGGAGCAGCGAGCAATGTTCGTGATGTCACTGCTAATGTGGATAGAGGCGCGACGGCAGTGAACAATAGCGGTGAAGTTGGATTTGGTGGCTTCGCCATCTCAACACTGAATGCGTCAAATGCTATTTACGGCTGGCACTACACCGCCGATACCGGCTGGTAAAAACTTATGACGATCGCCGACATCGCTCAATATGCTTGTGAGACGACTGGAGATACCTCCAGCGAGGCCCTGGATTTTGCCAAGCGCGCGCTGCGGCTTAAGTACCAGACGCTCTATGATGCGCATAGCTGGCGCGAGAGCAAACGGCTCTTGGACGGGATGCCGCTGGACCCGACTTTAAATGGAATCTTTTTTCTGCCTTACGATGCCGAGGAAGTGATTTTTCTGGATGTTTCTAACGATGGAATCAATTACACTCGGAGCCGTTACCGGGAACGGGACTGGATCGAGATGCAAACTGGTCCCAATCATTCCGCAGGCGGCAATTCGCCTTGGTTTTACCGGGCGGAAAATCTGGCGTGGCCATATTTAAACCCCGGCAAACTGACGCTGACTACATCGAGCGTGTCTCCTTTTAGCGCGTATGTTGAAGGCACTGATCAAAACGGGTATCCGGTTAATGAGACTTTCGCGCTTAGCGCAACTCAATCTGGCGGCACGATTATCCCGGCCAGTATTCAAACTGCGAATTCGTACTCGCTCGTCACGGTTTTAAGTAAATCCGATATCCAGACCTTAAGCGTTTTTGCGGAGCGTCCCGCGAGCCTCAATATTGTTTTAGCCCAGCAAACCAACGAGCTTGTCTATACCCAGATCGTTCTTTATCCGCCGCCGGCCTTTGTCCAGAACGACGGGGTCACGCCGATCAATGTGTTTGTGCGAACGCAGGTTAAAATCAAAGCGGACACGCTTCCCAATGATTTGAGTGTTCCCCGGATCAGTCATGTCTGGGACGCGTTAATCGAGTTCACGCTTTCAAGTTTGTACACGCGTACGCGCCAATTAGCAAAAGCCGATGCGCGGGAAGCCAAAGGGATGCAGCACATTCAAGCGGCCGTGAACGTGGAGAAAAATCAGAGTGAATTTAGCCAGCAGTGCGTGCCGACAATTTATCAGCAGGCCGATTATTTGGATGACGCCTGGGGGCCGACATCGAGCTACCCGTTCTTTTAATTATGGCCGGCCTGTGGAACCAACAGACAGATGATGAGCCGCTTATTGATGTTAGCGTGCCGATCAACGGGGTTAACAACGCGCAGCCGCCGAGCGCGATTGGGCCATCCCTGGCGCAGTTGGCCGAAAACCGGTTAGCTGGTTTAGACGGGCTGAACCGGCCGCGGCCTGGGATTATACGCTTGGCGCAAACCACCGGCTCCTTCGCGAGCCTTGATTCGATCCATCATTTGGGGACAGGGGTGTTTCTCTGTAGTGATGGCCCGAACTGGTACACCTATGATTCGCGCTCCAATGTTTTAACGAGCATCACCGGCGGCCCGGCTTACACTAGAGGGACGCAGGTTTATGCGGCTTTGTCTAATGCGACCCTGTATTTCACAAACGGTACTTTGTTGTCAAAATATCTGCCTGCGACGGGATTTGGCACTAACACGTTACCAGGCGAATATCCGAGCGCGCTTTACCCGATCTGGGCAGTCGATCGGTTGATTTATGTTTGGCAAAATTCGCTGGTGGTTAGTGATGTGCTTGACCCGGAGGTCTGGGACCCAATTACGCAGACCGTGACGCTCGATCCGCAGGCGAGCGATTACATTACTGGACAAACTTTATGGCAGGTGCAGCGTATTGCCGTGTTCCGGAATGGATCAACCTACGTGGTTGAGACGGGGCCGGGGTTAAATGTGGTTGACTGGGAGATTAACCGGGTGAGCGGCACGATCGGGTGTTGCTGTCATGGGACAATCGCGCAAGCCGGAATGGAAGTGTATTTCTTGAGCGAGACCGGACGCGGGGTTTATCAGCTTTCTCAGTTGCCGACCAGCGAGCAGTATGGAGTCCTCAACCCAATCTCGGCTCCGATTAAGCCCTATATTGAGCGGATCAATTGGTCGGCTATCCAAAATGCGCGGGCGCAAGTCTGGAATGATCTGTACCTTTTAAGCGTGCCGCTGGATGGAGCGGCCTACAACAATTACATGCTGGTTTACTCGATTTCTCTGGCTACTTGGCAGGGCACCTGGTGTTTTGAGGATGCGAACGATAACGATATTGGCGCGCGCACTTTTTCGATCGACCGGACCAACCCGAACCAAAGTTTTTTATTGGTCGCGACCAGAGACGGGTTTCTGTCGCAATTCACCTATCCGCCTAAACGCCAATATTACGACCAGAATATCGACAATACGAAAGCGCCGTATCATTCGAGTTTAACCAGCCGCGCGTTCACGTTCGGGCAATCGGTTAATCCGCTTAACCAGATCCAGCCGTATCGGAGCGATGTCCAATTTTTAGAGAGTCTTGACCCAGTCCAGATCACGGTCTGGGCGGATCGGACGATTCAGATTGCGCAGCGGACAGTTGAGACGACAACGTATTTACTGAGCCTGACGATTCCGGGTTTCCCATTTGATTTGGATCGGGAGGGCTACAAGGTTGTACCGATCAGTCTGTTGGGCATCGGGCTTTGCAACGAGATGCAGTTAGAATTTGACGGAACGGGCAACTGGACATTGTACCAGATTGAATGTGCGGCCTGGGAATCGATGCCGCTGATTACGGTATGAAAACGCATGCGCCAGAGTTTTTAGAGGTGATGGCAGAAGCGGTCCCGTTTATTAAAGAGAATCATATTCGTTGGCGCAATAGCCCTGAGCAGCTGATCCAAGATTATTGCGCCTGGTATTGGAATCACGGGACGTTGGCAACCTCATTTGCCGGCCGCGATATTCACGGGATTTGTCTAATCAGATTATTTGATAAGCTTGGCGATTTCCTTAAACCATGGGTCCATGAGCCGACCGGCAAATTCTGTTTTATCGAGCTGTTGGTTTGCGACAGCCCGACGGCGATTGCCGATTGTTCTGAAATTTTATTTAAACGCTGGGGGCGCCAGGAGGTGATGATTTGGGACAGAGGTGAACGGACCGAAGGCGGAGCGCCGCGAATGTACAATTGGAAACAATATTTGAAATTAACCGATCGGCTCACTTACGGGCTGATTAGCCAGTACAGAAACGGAGATCACAAAAATGACCTTGGAACAGCTGGAAGTCTTTGAGGAATGGCGACCGGTCATCGGGTATGAAGGTCTTTACGAGGTGTCCAACTGGGGACGGATTAGAAGCTTGGCGAGAACAATTCCGCATAAGCATCCAGGTCATACTAGTATTGTGCCTGGAAGGCTGCGTGTATTGGTTCTTAAAAAGGAAGGCTATTTTGGTTTAACGTTAACAGATCGCAATGGGCGAAAGGTAAATGGACTTGTTCACCAGTTAGTTGCCGCAGCTTGGATTGGCCCGAAACCGCCAGGATTCCAGGTTGATCATATCGACGGAGACAAACGCAATAATATGAGCCGGAACTTGCGATACTTGACTCCGAAAGAACAGATGGACGCTGGAAATTTCGAAAGACGGGTTGCTCATGGTGCAACCCATTATTACGCGAAACTTTCAAGTACTGATGTCGTTGAGATTCGGCGACTTTGCTTGGAAGGAATGACACAAACGGAAGTTGCAAAAATGTTTAATGTTCGACAGCAGACGATAAGTAAAATTGTAAGAAACAAAGCCAGGAGGCACGCTTAGTATGGGCCAGGGAGGGAGCAGCCAGCCC